GATCTGCGACGGCAAGCTGAGCTATGCCCAGGCATTCGACGAGAGCTACCAGCGCAACGCCGACCGCATCCGCCGCCCGACCACGGCGCAGCGCCGCATGTGGCTGATGGCCGCCGAGGCGGTAACCGTGCATCGGGACAGCAGCATCGCCCTGGCCGTGGGCAGCGGGCCGAGCGGCAAGAACCGCTACGGTGGCGACGCCCTGATCGACCACATCGGCCGCAAGGTGGTGGTGCGCTTCGACCCCGACAACTTGCACGAGGCGGTGTACGCCTACCAGACCGACGGCCGCTACATCGGCGAGATCGAGTGCCAGTTCGCGGTTGGCTTCGGCGACTCCAGCGCCGCCCGCGAGTGGGCACGCAACCGCACCCAGCGAGGCAAGGCCGCCAAGGCCCAGGCCGCCGCCGAAAAGCGGATGTCCGAAGTGGAGACCCTGGATTACCTGCCCGAGCCCGAGCCCGAAGATACCGCCCCGGTACAAACCGAGGTGGTGCGCGGCAGCTTTGGCGAGCGCAAGCGGGTGGCCGGTAGTGATGTGAACCCGACAGCAGAAGGCGACGACGAGAGCCCGGCCGATCGGCACAGCTTCGATAACTTCATCCTGGGTCAGATGGACAGCTGGAAGAAAAAGCAGATTTGAAAGGTGGCCCTGGGAGTGAGCGCTCCGCAGGGCCGAAGCAACGGGCCGAACGGCCCATCAAAAAGCGAGTGGAGTATATCAGATGACCGACAACGTAACCCAGTTCAACAAGCCAACAAGTAAGCACGACGACGCGCTGATCGCCGAGGTTCGCCAGATCATGGAGACCGAGACCTTGTCACAGACCGCCCTGTCGCAGCTGACCGGCGTGGGTAAAGCCCGGTTAAGCCAGTGGTTAAACGGCGTTTACAAGGGCAGCGTGCCCACCATCGAGGAGAGCATCCGCCGCTGGCTGGACAGCCGCCAGACGGCCACCACCCTGGAAGGTCAGATGCCGACCGCCCCCGAGTGGGTGGAGACGCCCAGCGCCCGGGCCGTGCTGTCTGCGCTGTCTTTCGCGCAGATGGCCGAGGCGGTGTCGGTGGTGTACGGCGGTGCGGGTGTGGGCAAGACCACCACTCTGGCTCGCTACAAGCAGCAGGCCCCGAACGTGTGGGTGGTCACCGCCACTCCGGCCGTGTCTGCGCCGGGGCCGATCCTGACCCGTATCGCCCAAGCCCTGGGCATTCGCTCCACCGGGGCGGTGCACATGGTCGAGGCCAACATCATCGAACGGGTACGCGAGACACGGGGCCTGCTGGTGATCGACGAAGCCCAGCACCTGACGCACCGCGCCCTGGACGCCATCCGCTCCATTCATGACGCCGCCGGCATCGGCCTGGCCCTGGTGGGTAACGAGATCGTGTACAGCCAGCTGACCGGCGGCAGCCGCTCCGTGGGTTTTGCCCAACTGTTCAGCCGGGTGGCCAAGCGGGTGCGCCTGTCCCGTGCCAAGGACGCCGATGTGACGGCCCTGCTGGAAGCCTGGGGCATCACCGACAAGGAAGCCCGCCAGCTGTGCCTGGGCATCGGCCGCCGGCCGGGCGCCCTGCGCGGCCTGTCGCAGACCCTGCGCCTGGCCAGCATGTTCGCCGCCGCGAGCGGCACCAATCGCCCGGGCGTGGAACACATCCGCGACGCCTGGAAAGACCTTGGGGGTGAATCATGAAGACCTACAGCGACGAGTACCTGGAGCACTACGCCGACCGCTACGTGGCCATGCACCTGCGCGGCCACGGCGTCACGCTGGACCAGTACCTGGCCGACCCGGCCCGGTACGAGCACCTGGCCCTGGAGCCGTTCCCGCTGCTGCCCGAGCAGCGCACGGTCCAGGAGCGCTTGGACGCCGAGGCCGCCCGAGTCGAGGCGGCGGTGGCGCACCTGCCCAGGCGCAACGGCGCCGTGGTCGAGGTGCTGCACCACCACCGCCACCCCAAGCGCAGCCCGCTGGCCATGTTCGCGCGGAGGGCCAAGTGATGGGCGTGCAACTGGACAAGACCATCGACGAGCTGGAGATCCTGCTGCGCACCAAGCTGCGCGGCGAGATCCTGGACTACTTGACGACCCATCGCTGCCCGCACGGCAGCCGTGACATCGCCGCCGCCCTGGGCAAGCCCCGCCACGCGGTACAGCGGGCGGTGTGCGACCTGGTTCTTCAGGGGCGCATTACCCAGGTGGCGCGCGGCGCCGATCGCAAGCCGGTGTATCGCCCGGTGGAGGTTGGCCCCTGCGAGTGGTGCGGGCTGATCAGCCACCGCCTGGTGGCCGGCGAGTGCCCGGCCTGCAAGACCCTGACCATTGGCCTGGCGCGTCCGAGTCTGGCGCGCCTGGTGTGCTAACCGATTACCCGATAAAGGAGACACAGCCGTGAACGAAACAACCACCAACAAACCGACCATCCCCGAGGGGTACATGCGCAACGCTTCCGGGCACTTGGTGCCCGAGGAGCAGGTGCGCGACCAGGACAAGCTGCGCGACGACGTGGCCCGCGAGCTGGCCCAGGAAGCCGAGGAGCTGCACGCCCGCCTGAAGGCGTTTAAGGCCAAGGCCCTGGGCGACATCGCCGACCTGGTGACCATCGCCGCCGAGCGCTACGACGTGCAGCTGGGGGGCAAGAAAGGCAACGTGACCGCCGCCACCTACGACGGCCAGTACAAGGTCATGCGCAGCTATGCCGAGCGGGTGACCTTTACCGAGGAGCTGGAGGCCGCCAAGGAACTGATCAACGACTGCATCATGCGCTGGAGTGAGGGCGCCAACGTCAACATCCGCGCCCTGGTCGACCGGGCCTTCCGCACGGACAGCAAAGGCCAGATCAAGACCACGGCCATCCTGGAGCTGCTGCGCCTGGAGATTGACGACGACGGCTGGCAGCGCGCCATGCAGGCCCTGAAGGATTCCATTCAGAGCGCCGGCACGGCGGTCTATATCCGCATTTACAAGCGCGTGGGCGAGTCCGACCAGTACCAGGCGGTAACGCTCGACCTGGCGGCAGTCTGAGGAGATGGTTATGAGTGCATTAAGTCGATACCTGGATTTTGAACGCGTGGCCACCACGCCGGTCGGCGAGATCCTGAAGGACATGGACGAGACCGGCATGGATCAGATCGCACTGACCGTACGCACTGACCAGGAGCGCACCGTGGGCGGGCTGATCGTGCTGCGCGGCCCGGACGCCGACCGCTACATGCGTGCCATCGAGTCGGTGGAGAAGGAGATCGAAGCCGAGGAAGACGCACAGGCCAACCCCTTCGCCAATGCTGATGGCGTGGGCACGGTGGACGTGGCCGGCCGCCTGATGATGGCGGAGGGCTTCGACCTGGACCAGTGCCGCGAGGGACTGACCGTGGCGAACCTGCAGAAGACCGTGGAGAAGAAACTGCAGGCGCGCATCCGCAAGCTGGAGAAGGAGGCCCGGGCATGATGAGGAGTTTTTTAAAGGAGGCCAAAGCCTTCGCAATGATTGCTTCGGCGGCCTGGGTGTTCGGCTTCATGGGCATGCTGGGGGCCAATCAGGCGGCAAAACTGGTCGGGGTCTCGGTGGCTATCGCTTACGAGTCGCATTCCGAGCCAACAGAACGGGCAGGTGAATGATGGACAAGTGGGGAGAAATCAAAGAGCGATTGAAGCACCTGGGCGGGGCTGTTGAGCTTCTGGCCGACGGCCACGAGCTGACACTGACCAAGGTACATAACGGAAAGCAGATCTTCGTTCGGGTCTATGTTGACGGCCTTGTGAAAGGCGAGTGGACCAAGACCGAGGACGGTAAGCCGGTGCATTCCGAGGGTCGTTTCTGGCGCCCGATGAAGCGAGCCGCCTATCCGAAAAAGGTATACGCCAGGGCGAAGCGGGCATTTGGCAAGAAGAAAGCCGACCGCATGGTGACGCCCCGGGTCATCGGCGTGGTCCCGGATTTCGGAACCGAGGGTGCCGCCGTGGCGCACCTCAAGAAGCGCTTCCCGGATCTGGAGCTGAAAGAAAGCGAGGGCCTGTCATGAGCACCACCGCCGAGATCCGCCGCCGCAAGCAGCTGGCCGCCATTCATGCGGGCCGCCGCGACCTGGGCCTGGACGAGGACGGGTACCGGCTGATGCTGCGTGAGGTGGTCGGGGTCGATTCCGCCAAGGATCTGGACGCCGACGGTCGCCGCCAGGTGCTGGATCACCTGCGCCGGGTGGGCTGGGAGAAGCGCCCACGCAAGCGGGTGGCCCAGTATCCAGGCACGCCCCACAACATCGGCCGCGAGCAGATGCTGCAGAAGATCGAGGCGCAGCTGACCGACATGGGCTTGCCCTGGTCCTACGCCGATGCGATCGCCAAGCAGCAGGCCGGGGTCGAGCGTGTGGCCTGGCTGCGCAAGGCCGACGACCTGACCGGGGTAATCGGTGCGCTGCACGTCGAGCAGGAAAAGCGCGGTCTGCTGGCCAGTCTGGACGACATACTGGAGCGCGCCGGCATTGCCCGCGAGCAGCTGACCGAGCAGTACACGCTGCGCCGCAACTGGACCCGGCACAGGGCGACGCTGCGATCGCTGATCGACCTGCTGGCACCGCTGGCGGAAACGCCCGGTACACCCGATTCAAACCAAGGTTAAAGGCACTTTATGGACGTTCGCTGCCCGAGTTGTCACAGCACATTCACCCTGGAACAGGTGGCCGAGGACGAGGCCCTGCGCGAGCTGATGGGCCTGATCGCGGATCTGCCGCGCGAAACCTCCCGCCCGCTGGCCGCCTACATTGGCCTGTTCCGGGGCAAGACCCGCGCCACCGCCTACGAGCGCCAGCTGCGCCTGGCGCGTGAGGTGCTGGCCATGAGTGGCGACACCCTGCTGGTGGGCGCTGCGCTGTCGGAGACGGTGGAGGCCATCCGCGCCAAGCGCGACGCGGGCGAGGATGCCCGACCGCTGAAGAACCACAACTATTTCAAGCGGGTGCTGGAGAGCGTGGGCGCCCGCCCGAAGCCGGCACCCGTGGCGCGCATTGAGCACGCCGACCGCACCCTGAGTCCGGCCGCCAATGCCGTGCCCGAGAGCAAGACCCGGCAAGCGGTCAACCGACTGATGAGAGATCGCCGTGGCTGAGCAGAAACGACAAGCACCGCCGGCGGACTGGTTCGAGGAAGTGGTGGCCGAGGGCATCGCCAAGCTGTACGTGCTGCGCCTGGACAGCACCCCGGCGGCCGACACCCTGGACGGGGTGGAGATGGTGTGGGTCGAGGCGCTTTGGTACAGCAACGTCGCCTGGGACGAGGAGCTGGACACCGACCGCCTGCGCCGGGCGTTCCGCGCCCTGACCCAGCGGGTCACCCGTTGGCCGGCGCCGCGCGAGCTGATGACGCACCTGCCGAGCAGGCCCCAGCGCAAGCCGCTGCCGCCACCGCCGCAGACGCCCGAACAGAAGGCGAAGGCCGAGGCGCAGCTGGCCAAGCTGCGGGAAATGATGAAAGGTTTGAACCTGGGGGGAAGCCGTGGACATTGACATCGACCAGCTGCCGCACAGCGCGGCGGAGATTGTGGACGTGGTAGGCGTAGAGGCCGCCCTGCGCCTGGTGGAGGCGTGGGGCGGTATTCGGTTGTACGTGCCACAGCAGATGCCCGAGGACCACCTGCTGGTGTCCACCCTGGGTCGCGCCGAGGCCGACCTGCTGGCCAGCCGCTACGGCGGCGAGACCATCCAGATCCCGCGCTGCCTGCACGCGCTGCGGGCTGTGCGCAATAGCCGCATCCGGGCCGAGCGCCACGTCGGCGCAAGCCCGGCACTGCTGGCCCTGCGCTACGGGCTGACCGAGCGCCAGGTGTATGCGATCATTGCGGCAGCCGACGAGCCGGTGGACGACCGGCAGCAGTCCCTCCTCTAGACCCCGAGCGCGCGCCGCGCTACTCTGCGCGAATCCCTCCCGGCAGCGCCCGCTGCTGAAGCCCTGCACATGATTACCCCCGTGCCCGTCTCGTAGTCTGCGGGGCATGGATACTAAACGCTTACTCGACCTTCTCCGTGCCAGTCCCTGGCTGCTGGTTGCCCTTGTGGCGCTGGCCCTGGTGACCTGGTGGAACCCTGACCTGCCTGTGTTCCTGGTGTGGGCGCTGGCCAAGCTGGCCCTGGGCGCCTTCCTGGGGTACTGGATCGACCGCTCCGTCTTTCACTACTCCCGCCCGGGATCGGTGCCCATTGCTGACGCCGGCCCCAACACCGCCTTGCTGATCGCCGCTAGCATGCTGCGCCGTGCCCTGATCATGGCGGCCGCTATCGTGGCCATCGGCCTGGGGGCGCCATGAACATCAAGCAACTGATCGACGACATCCTGCGCCGCGAGGGCGGCTTCGTGAACCACGCCGCCGACCGGGGCGGCGCCACCAATTACGGCATCACCCAGGAGACCCTGGCCAGCTGGCGCGGCCGTTCGGTGAGCGTGGACGAGGTCCGCGACCTGACCGAGGACGAGGCCCGGGAGATCTACGCCGCCCGCTATGTGGTGGAGCCCCGCTTCGCTGACATCGAGGACGAGGACCTGGCGGCCCTGGTGGTGGACTGCGCCGTGAACCACGGCCCGGCCCGCGCCGCCCGCTGGCTGCAGCAGGCGGCGGACGTGAACACCGACGGCAAGGTGGGGCCAATAACCCTGGCGGCCGTCAACAGCCAGGACGGCACGGATCTTTATTGCGGGGTGCTCGCCGAGCGCTGCCGTTTCTATGGACAAATAATCACCCGCGACCCCTCGCAGGCGGCGTTTGCTGCTGGCTGGGCCAACCGGGTGGCCGAGTTTATCGAGGAGACACCCTGATGGATTGGTCTGATGTGGGCGGCATGGTCGCCAAGGCGGCCCCGCTGGTGGGGTCCATGCTGGGCGGCCCGGCCGGCGGCGCCGTGGGTGGCCTGGTGGCCAAGGCCCTGGGCAGTGAGGCAACCCCGGAGGCGACCGTGGAGGCGCTGAAGGCGGACCCCGAGGCGCTGGAGCGCGTGCGCAAGCTGGAGATGGAGAACGAGCGGGATCTGACCCGGATGCACCTGGAGGCGGAGACCGCCCGCCTGGGCCAGGTGAACAAGACCATGCGCGCCGAGGCGGCCAGCAATGACGGCTACGTGCGCCGCTGGCGGCCTACCTTCGGCTATGCCGTGGCCCTGGCCTGGGTGGTTCAGGCGTTCGGCATCATCGGCGCGTGCCTGTACGCGGCCATTGCCTCGCCGACCGAAGCTGGCCCGATCATCAACGCCGTGGGCAGCATGGTGTCCGCCCTGGGCATGCAGTGGGCGGTGGCGCTCTCTGTGTTGGGTGTGAATGTGGCCAAGCGCAGCCAGGACAAGCAGGTGGCCGCCGGGCAGCAGCCGGGCGGCGGCCTTCTGGGTGCGATCACTAAGCGCCTGGGCGGGTGAGGTTTGGCCGTGTTTGATGAACGCGACTATGAGCGAGCCAGTGCGCTGGCCCAGGGGGAGATTGATCACGCCCTGGAACAGCACCGCCAGCAAATGCGGGACGGCGGCGCCGGCTCGCCGGACGGGGGGTGCCTGGAGTGTGGGCTGCCGATCCCGGCGGCCCGCCTTGCGGCCTGGCCAACCGCCAGCCGCTGCGTGGAGTGCCAGGCGGACCATGAACGACAACAGAAAAAAACGGGGGCCTGATGGAGGCTGTAGACATCGACGGCGCGCGGTTTTTTTGGGACGTGGCGCAGACCGTAATCATGGCAGTGATCGGCATTTATGTGTGGTGGACCGGGCGCACGCGGGCGACCACCAAGGCGATCCAGCAGGTGGATGACCGGGTGACCGATGTGGACCAGCACATGAAGCGCCTGGAGCAGACGCTGGACAACCGACCCGGGTACGGCGACCTGGATAATTTGCGGGCCGAGATGGCGCAGACGAACCGAACGCTGGAGGGTGTGACGGCGCAGCTGCAGGGCACCACGGCGCTGTTGCACCGGCTGCACGACTACCTGCTGCAGGAGCGGAGGGAGAAGTAATCATGAGCTTTCAAGATTTCGAGACCGAGGGCCGCCGCCTGGGTGTGTTGCGCATCCTGTCACGGCGCAACGAGTACACCACCAACGAGTACAGCCTGAACGACGAGCTGGCCGGGGCCTATGCCCACAACGTGAGCCGCGACCGGCTGCACGCGGATCTGGCCTGGCTGGAGGAACAGGGCCTGGCGATTGTTCAGCAGCCCCGCGCCGGTTGGATCGTGACCCTGACCGCGCGCGGTGGCGATGTCGCTGCTGGCCGGGCCAATGCCCCCGGCGTGGCGCGCCCGCGTCCGGGGGTGTGAGATGCCCAAGCGATCCAAGGTTTACGAGCTGCCGCCGGATCTGCGCGACGAGCTGAACGAGCGCCTGGTCAGCAGTGGCTTTCAGGGTTATGAGCAGATGGCCAACTGGCTGGAGGAGCGCGGCTTCAAGGTGTCGCGCTCCAGCGTTCAGCGCTACGGCCAGGACCTGCAGGAGGAGTTCGAGGCGGCCATGGGTGACGTGCGCAAAACCACCGAGATGGCCAAGGCGTTCACCGAGAGCGACGACGACAGCAAGGGCAGCCTGGTGGATGCCACCGCGCGCATCGTCCAGGAGCAACTGCTGCGCATCACCATCAACCTGCGCAAGGCCGAGCACGAGCCCGAGAAGGCCGCCAAGCACATGGCCAGCATCACCCACGCCCTGGCCGACATTGGCCGCATGAGTCTGGGCCAGAAGAAATGGGCGCGCGAGGTGCGCCGAGAGGTGGCCCAGGAGGCCGCCGACAAGGCCGCCGAAGTGGCCAAGCGTGGCGGTCTGTCCGCCGAGATGGTGAACGACCTGCGGCGCGAGCTGCTGGGGATTGCCAAGTAACCGACCAGGAGATGAGTCATGAGCAAGTCCGAGATCCACCAGGAGATCGCCGCCAAGGGACAGACGGCCCCGCGCGTTACGCCGGCTGACATCGAAGCCAGCATCGCCAGCGAGCATTGTTTCACAGCTTATGGCGGGGCCAAGTATGGGCGCATCACCCGAGACGAGCCGGCGGACAGTGAGGCGCTAAAGCTGCTGACCTTCTGCGTCCTGGTGCTGCGCAACGGCTTCACTGTTGCGGGCCAGTCCGCGTGTGCTAGCCCGGAGAACTTCGACCCCGAGATGGGCCGCAAGATCGCACGGGAAAATGCCATCGAGAAGATCTGGCCCCTGGAAGGCTACCTGCTCAAGCAGAGGATGTTCGATAAGTGACCGACGTGCCCGCCCGCCTGCCATCCACCCACGAGGCCGACGCCCCGCCGCCGGTGCTGCTGCCGTATCAGCAGGCGTGGATCGCTGATGACAGCCAGCTGAAGGTGTCCGAGAAGTCGCGCCGCACGGGTTTGACCTGGGCGGAGGCGTCGGACGATGTGCTGATTGCCGCCAGTGCCAAGGTCGCCGGCGGGCAGAATATCTATTACATCGGCTACAACCAGGACATGGCCATCGAGTACGTGGAGGCGTGCGGCATGTGGGCGCGCGTGTTCAACCACGCGGCCAGCGCTGTCGAGGAGGGGCTCTGGGAAGACGCCGGCGACGACAAGAACATCAAGACCTTTACCATCAAGTTTCCTGACAGCGGCCACCGCATCGTGGCCCTGTCCAGCCGCCCCGCCAACCTGCGCGGCAAGCAGGGCGTGGTGGTAATCGACGAGGCGGCGTTCCATGACAAACTGGGCGAGCTGCTGAAGGCGGCCCTGGCCCTGCTGATTTGGGGCGGCAAGGTCCGTGTGATCAGCACCCACAACGGCGAGCGCAACCCCTTCAACGAACTGATCAACGACATCCGCGCCGGCAAGCGCCGGGGTAACGTCCAGCGCATTAGCTTCAAGGAAGCCGTGGACCAGGGGCTGTACCGGCGGGTGTGTCTGCGCCTGGGCAAGGAATGGACCGCCGAGGGCGAGGCCGAGTGGATCGAGAGCGTGTACGCCTTCTATGGCGACGCGGCCAGCGAGGAGCTGGACGTGATCCCGTCGCAGGGCTCCGGCGCCTGGTTGTCGCGTGCCCTTATCGAGGAGCGCATGACCGACCAGGCCGAGGTGTTGCGCCTGGCCATGCCCGACGAGTTCAAGCACTGGGCGCCGCACCTGCGCGAGGCCGAGATCCGCGAGTGGTGCGAGCGCGAATTGCACCCGCGCCTGGCGGCGCTGCCGGCGGATCTGCTGGTTTCGTTGGGCGAGGACTTCGGCCGGGTCTCCGACCTGACCGTGATCGCGCCCATGGTCACCGGGGTGGACCTGGTGCGCCGGGTGCCGTTCGTGGTGGAGCTGGGCAATATGCCCTTCGAGCAGCAGCGCCAGGTGCTGTTCTATATCTGCGATCGCTTCCCGCGCTTCCATGTGGGCGCCCTGGACGCCCGGGGCAATGGCGCCTACCTGGCCGAGGTGGCAACGCAGCACTACGGCGCCCGCATCCATGAGGTGCAGTTCACCGAGGGCTGGTACCGCGAGCACATGCCGCCGCTGAAGGCGGCATTTGAAGATGGCGCCCTGGAGATCCCGAAGGACTCACACCTGCTGGACGATCTGCGCGCGATCAAGCTGGTGGATGGCGTGGCCCGCCTGCCCAAGAGCACTGGCCAGAAGAATCGCCACGGTGACGCCGCGATCGCCCTGGCCCTGGCCTACTACGCCACCCGTCAGAATGGGGTGGAAATCGAATTTCGCAGCACCGGCATCAAGCGCAGCGGCTACGAGGCTGGCCGCGTCCAGCAGGACGTAGGCTGGGGCGCCGTCGGTGGCGCCACGGACACAGGGGGTTTTTAAATGGCGACCGAGAAGCCAGAACTGCAGGAGGTGGCCACCACGCTGGATGGCCGCGACATTACCCGGGGGTACGTCTCGCCGCTGCAGCTGATGCAGCCTACGGACAGCGTGCTGGCCAGCCGGGGCGGTGGCGATTTGCGGCTGTACCAGGAGCTGCTGCGCGATGACCAGGTGAAAGCTACCTGGCAGCAGCGCCAGCTGGCCGTCACCCAGGCCAGTTGGGAGGTGGAGCCCGGCGGCACCGGCCGCCAGGACAAGGCCGCCGCCGACTTCCTGCGCGAGCAGCTGCAGGCCATCCGCTTCGACCGGGCCACTGGCAATATGCTGTACGGCGTGTTCTACGGCTACGCGGTGGCCGAGTGTCTGTGGGGTCGGGACGGCCGCCACGTCACCCTGGACGACCTGAAGGTGCGCAACCGCCGCCGCTTTCGCTTCGACGGTGCGGGCCGGCTGCGCCTGCTGACATCGAGCGACCCCAGCGGCGAGCTGCTGCCCGATCGCAAGTTTTGGACGTTCAGCACCGGCGCCGACCACGACGACGAACCCTATGGCCAGGGCCTGGGCCACTGGCTGTACTGGCCGGTGTTCTTCAAGCGCAACGGCCTGCGCCTGTGGCTGACGTTCCTGGACAAGTTCGGCCAGCCCACGGCCAAGGGCACCTTTCCGCCGTCCAGCACCGAGGCCCAAAAGCAGCGTCTGCTGCAGGCCCTGCAAGCGGTGCACAGCGACTCCGGGGTGATTGTGCCCGAGGGCATGCAGATCGAGCTGATCGAGGCGGCCCGCTCCGGTACCGGCGATTACACGTCGCTGTATGACCGCATGGACCGGGCGATCGCCAAGGTGATCCTGGGACACACGGGCTCCAGCGAGAGCGCGCCCGGCCGCCTGGGTGGCGAGGACATGGCCAACACGGTGCGCGATGACATCGTGAAGGCGGACGCCGATGTGGTGTGCGAGAGCTTCAACCAGTCGGTGGCCAAGTGGCTGACCGAGTGGAACTACCCCAACGCCCGCGCCCCGCGCATGTGGCGCCAGATGGATCAGACGGACGACCTGGCACGCAAGGCGCTGCGCGATGAGCGCGTCGCCCGCCTGGGCTACAAGCCCACGCTGCGCTACATCACCGAGACCTATGGCGAGGGCTGGGAAGTGGACAACCGCCCACCCCCGCCACCAGGTGGCGGCCGCCCGGTGGGCTTCGCCGAACGTGACGACGAGAGCGCCAAGCGCCGCAGCGATCGTCTGGCCGATCAGCTGGAACGTGAGGCCGGGCCGGGCTGGGGCGAGATGATGGAGCCGGTGCGTCGCCTGGTGGAAAGCGCCGCCACCATGGAGGAGCTGCGCGACGGCATGCTGGAGCTGTACGAGGAGATGCCCAGCGAGCAGCTGGCGAAGGTCATGCAGAAGGCAATCGCCACCGCCGAGCTGTCCGGCCGGGCTGATGTGAGCGAGGGCGAGTAATGGCCGTCGAGTACAAGGACCTGCCGTTCGAGGAGGCGATCGCGTTTTTTCGCAATAAGGCGAACGTGCCCACCGAGCGCTGGACCGATGTGTGGAAGCAGTCCCACGACAGCGCCTTCATGGTGGCAGGCGCGGCCAAGGCGGATCTGCTGAACGATCTGCGCAACGCCGTGGACCAGGCGATCAGCGAGGGCACCACCCTGGCACAGTTCCGCGAGCGTTTCGACGAGGCGGTGGAGCGCACCGGCTGGGAGTATCGCGGCGGCCGGGGCTGGCGCACGCGGGTGATCTACGAGACCAACCTGCGCACCGCCTACGCCGCCGGCCGCCATGCCCAGCTGACCGACCCCGACCTGCTGCGGGTGCGCCCGTATTGGCGCTACCTGCACGGCGGCAGTGCCGACCCGCGCCCCGAGCACCTGAGCTGGGATGGCCTGGTGTTGCGCGCTGACGATCCCTGGTGGAACGAGCATTACCCGCCCAACGGCTGGGGCTGCAGCTGCAAGGTGGTGGCGGTGGGGCCGGATGACTTGAAGCGCCTGGGCAAGGCTGCCCCGGACAATGCCCCGACGGTTCAACGCGAGCCCTGGCAGGACCCGACCGGCGCGCGCCAGGAGGATGTACCGGTGGGTGTCGACCCGGGCTGGAGCTACCCGCCGGGGCGCAGCATCGCCGAACGGACCCGCGCCACGGTGGAGCGCAAGCGCGGCAAGCTGCCGGACGTGCTGGGCACGGCGATGATGGGCGAGATCCGCGCGGCGCTGCGCCAAGACCCTGATGATCTGGAGTAGACGATGGCTGGCATTGAGCTGAACACGCAGATCCGCGACGAGGTCACCAGCGAGGTGCTGGAGCGGATCGCGCGCAACATGGGCAGTCTGCGCCCGGCGCTGCTGGAGATCGGCGAGCACCTGCAGGGCTCGGTGGAGGAGCGCTTCCGCACCGAGACCGACCCCGAGGGTCAGCCCTGGGAGCCGCTATCACCGTTCACCCTGGCCAACAAACGCAACGACAAGATCCTGACCGAGAGCGGCGGCCCCGGCTTGCGCGGTTCTATCCACTACCAGGTGGGCAGCAACTCCCTGGAGCAAGGAACCAACAAGATCTATGGAGCCATCCACCAGCTGGGCGGTACCATAAGGGCCAAGCGTGCGCCGGCCCTGGCGATCGGCAGCCCCGGCGGCGCCTTCGCCCTGGTCAAGCAGGTGAAGATTCCGGCGCGTCCATACCTGGGTCTGTCCGAGGATGACCGCCAGGCGATCGACGCCATCCTGACCCGGCACACATTGCCCGAAACGGCCCGATAGCGGGAACGCTCTGTAAGGCCCCTGATAGGCGATGCACGGGCGGGGCGCAACGTAGGCCCGCCCAAAAGTTTTTAAACCAGCCTGCGAGCCGTTAAACGGGTCTTAAACAACTTGCCAGCAGCTTCGTCTGGTGATTACATAGTTCGCGCGCATACGCGCCCCTTTCCCGGCACCCCGCCACCCCCTCCTGACTGCTGAAGCCCTACACCTTATAGGCGTTGGCGCCACCCCTGATACTGGCCTCCACGATCACGGGAGGCCGCTATGCAGCGAATCGAAATTTTCCGGTCGGGCAAGCACACAGCGATGTCCGGCGAGACCATCGGTTTTACCGAGGCGGAGCTGCGCGCATCCGCCCAAGCCTACGACCCGGCGCTCCATGAAGCGCCCATCGTTGTGGGCCACCCCAGTCATGACCACCCGGCCTATGGCTGGGTCAAGTCGCTGAGCTATGGCGAGAGCCTGGAGGCCGAGCCTGACCAGGTGGAGCCGCAGTTCGCCGAGCTGGTGGAAGCCGGCCGCTTCAAGAAGGTGTCCGCGAGCTTCTACCGCCCCGATTCCCCCGCCAACCCCAAGCCCGGCGTTTACTACCTGCGCCATGTGGGCTTTCTGGGTGCCCAGCCGCCGGCCATCAAGGGCCTGAAACAGATCGAGTTCGCCGACGGCGACACCGATGTGGTGGAGTTGGAGTTCGGCGAGGTCCGCGCCGGGATGGTGCAGCGGCTGTTCCGGGCGCTGCGCGATCACCTGATCGGCGAGAAGGGGCTGGAGGTCGCCGATCGGGTGTTACCCGACTTTGAGATCGAGCACCTGGAGGCGCCCGACTCACCCGCCTACAGCGAGGCCGCAACGCCCGCGAAACCGAAACCGCAAACCACCCAGGAGGTGAACGACGTGGATAAACAAGATCTGGAGCGCCAGCGCCAGGAGATCGAGGCGCGGGAGAACCGCATCAAGCAACAGGAGGCGGAGTTCGCCGAGCGCACCCGCCAACAGCAGGCCGAGACCAGCGCCAAGATGGTCGACCAACTGGTGACCGGAGGCCGCGTGCTGCCCAAGCACCGCGACGGCCTGGTGGCATTCATGGCCAACCAGGACGCCGAGGGCGCGCTGGAGTTCGGCGAGGGCAACGACAAGGTGAAGACCACCGGCCGGGCCTTCCTGGAGGGGTTCCTGAAGGAGCTGCCCCAGGCCGTTGACTACAGCGAACGGGCCGCCGGCAACGCCGACGACCAGGACACCACGAGCTTCGAGACCCCGGACGGCTACCAGGCCGACCCGGACAAGGTGCGACTGCACCGCCAGGCGCTCGCTTACCAGGAGCGCAACACGTGTGACTACGTGACGGCCGTGCGTGCCGTCCAGCGAGGAGGTGCCGTATGAGCCAGAAAATTCCGCTTTTGACCCTGACCGTGATCGCCGCCGGTGCAGTCACCGCCCACCGCTTTGTGGGCTACGACGGCGCCCAGGTTGCCGCCTCCGGTGGCAAGGCCCTGGGGGTCGCCACCTTCGACGCCACCGACGGCAAGGATCTGTCCGTCGATGCCCTGGGCACCACGGTGGTGGAGACCGCCGGCGCGATCAGCGTGGGTGACGACGTGGTGTCCGACGCCAACGGCATGGCCATCGTCAACCCCGCCGTGGGCGGTGAGGTGGTGGCCGCCCACACCCTGGATTCGGCGGCCGGCGCCGGTGAGTTCATCGAAGTGCTGCTGGTCAAGTAAGCGGCGCGTAAACGCGAATTAAGGAGACGTTAAACCATGCCTATGAATAACCAGCAGGTCCGGGTGATCGACCCGATTCTGTCCAACGTCGCCCAGGGTTACCAACACCCCGAGCGCGTGGGCTTCGCCCTGTTCCCCCGCGTGCCAGTCAAGCAGCGCGGCGGACAGATCATCGAGTTTGGCCGCGAGAGCTTCAAGCGTTACAAGACGCGCCGCGCTCCAGGCTCCAACACCAAGCGGGTGCAGTTCGGCTACGAGGGCAAGCCCTTTGCCCTGGTGCAGGACGCCCTGGAAGGCCAAGTGCCCTGGGAGCACATGCAGGACGCCAACCAGGTGCCCGGCATCGACCTGGGCACCCAGGCGACCAACGAGACCATGAACATCATGTCGCTCTCGCTGGAGATCGAGCAGGCCGAGATCGCCACCAACGCCGCGAACTACAGCGCCAACAACAAGGTGACGCTCGCCGGTACCGATCAGTGGACCGACCCCAACTCGGACCCGGCCAAGCAGATCCGCGAGTACCGCGAGGCGGTGCGCTCCATCGTCGGCATCCGGCCCAACACGCTGGAGATCCCGGCGGCGGGCTTCAACGCCCTGGCCGAGCACCCGAAGATCCTGGAGCGCTTCAAGTACACCTCCAGCGATTCCATCACCGTCGAGATGCTGGCCCGGCTGTTCAACCTGCGCCGCATCGTGATCGGCGAGGCGGTGTACATGAACGAGGGCAGCGACCAGATGGTGGACGCCTGGGGCAATGCGGCCGTGCTGGCCTACGTGCCCGAGCAGGTGAGTTCCCGGGCGGAGCCGTCCTTCGGCTACACCTACACCCTGGAAAGCCACCCGATCGTCGAGGAGCCCTACAACGAGCGCAACGCCAAGAGCTGGATCTATCCGGTGACCTACGAGCGCTCCCCGGTGCTCTCCGGCATCGAGTCCGGCTTCCTGATCCAGGACGTGGCCGCGCTGTAATCCACTGAGGCCCGCTGCGGCGGGCCTCTGATCCGACGAGGTGAGTATGAAATTTCCAGTGAAAGAGGCATTGCGCTGCAACGGCAAGACCCACCGCCCACCCGCCGAGGTGGAGCTGGACGTGGAGAAGGACGCCCAGGAGATCGAGCGCCTGGTCCGCAAGGGTGTGATCGGTGACGTGCGCGCTGCGTCCGAGGGTGACGCCCAGGCGAAAGCGGAGGCGGAAGCCAAAGCGAAGGCCGAGGCGGACGCCAAAGCCAAGGCAGACCAGGAAGCGAAGCCGAAGGCGGCCGGCAAGACCACCACCAAGGCCAAGGGGTAAGCCATGTACGCCAGCGTAACCGACCTGATCGAGCGATTCGGCGAGACGGAGATCGTCGAGCTGACCGACCTGGAGCACACCGGGGCGGTGGACGAGGCCATGGCCGAGCAGGCCCTGACCGATGCCACGTCCGAGATTGACGGTTATCTGGCGGCCCGCTACCGCCTGCCGGTGACGGACACGCCCCGGCTGCTGTCGCTGCTGTGCACGGACATTGCCCGGTACCGGCTGCAGACGCACGTAACCACCGACCAGGCGCGCCAGCGCTACGAGGACGCAGTGGCGAAGCTGAAGGCGATCGCCCGGGGCGAGATCAACCTGCCCCTGGACACGCCGCCGCCGGCCAGCGCCGAACCGCGCGTGGTGTCCGGCTCCGGCCGGACCTTCGATAAAGACACGTTGCGGGGCTACTGATGATTGCCGAAGCCGAGGACGCGATCGTCGCCGCCATCCAGGAAGCCCTGGGGCAGACGGTGCAGACCGTCGAGACCCTGCCTGGCCCTTGGGACCAGGACGCCCTGGCGCTGGCCTTTCGCAAGATGCCAGGGGTGTGGGTGTACTTCGACGGCGGCAACCCTGGCCGTGGCCGTGGCCGTTTGTCGGCCCGCTTTCTGGTGTACGCGGTGACCAGCCACGCCAGCGGCGGCAAGGCCAGGCAGCGCGGCAACAGCCGCCAGATCGGCGCCTACGAGATCGTGGAGCGGGTGGTGCCCACCCTGGACCAGCAGCCGGCCGCCCAGTTGGGCAGCCTGCGGTTCGACGGGCTGCGGGTGCTGACCCCGGCCAGCGCCCAGCGCAAGGGCGTGGCCGTCTACGAGATGGCGTTCGGCCTGGAGATGGCCTTCCCGGCGCCGCGCGACCTGGCCGACCTGGCGGACTTCGCCATCTACAGCGCCACCCACGAGGTGGGCGATGGCCCAGCCACCGAGAGCTACACCGACATTCCAACGGGTAACGAGGAGACATGACCTTGAGCGTTCAAAAGAGTAAGCGATACATCAAGCCGGCCCGCGAGGGCCTGGTGGTGCGCCAGCCGAAGAATGGCCGCCCGCTGCCCGCCGAGGGTGCCGAGGTGGACTGGAGCGGGTACTGGGTGCGCCGCAAGGCGGAGGGTTCGATCGTCGAAGCCAAGCCACCGACCAAGACCAAGGCCCAGGCGAAGCCGGCGGCCGCTGACCAGAAGGAGGCTGACTAATCATGATCAGTTCCACTGTATTCAATGAGATCCCGGCCTCCCTGCGTGTGCCGGGCTGGTATATCGAGTTCGACAACCGCCTGGCGGGTAACGCCGTGTTCATGGGCAAGCTGCTGGTCATGGGCCAGAAGCTGGCCGGCGGCAGTCAGGAGCCCGGCAGCCTGGTACGCGTGACCAGCAAGGAGGAGGCCGACGAGCTGTTCGGGCGGGGGTCGATGCTGGCGGAGATGATGCGCGCCATCAAGGACGTGGACCTCTACACCGAGACCTGGGCGATCGCCCTGGACGACGCCGCGCTTGCGGTGAAAGCCGAGGGCTCTATCGACGTGACCGACGGCCCGACCAACACCCGGCCGCTGGCGCTGTACATCGCCGGCCGGCGCGTATGGGTGGAGATGACTGGAGGTGACGAGCCGCAGGCGGTGGCCGAGGCGATTGTGGATGCGGTGAACACCGATGACCGGGTGCCGGTAACGGCGGCGATCGACGGTGTGACGCCCAGCAAGGTGCTGCTGACCAGCCGTTGGGGTGGCGAGACCGGCAACGACATCGACCTGCGCGACAGCGTCAAAGGCGAGCAGCGCCCGGCGGGGCTGGTAGCGACCTACACCCAGCCCACCGGCGGCGCGGTCAACCCGGAGATGGACCCGGTGATCGCGGCCATGGGCAGCGAGTGGTGGAACTGGGTGTGCCTGCCCTACACCGACACGGTGAGCCTGGAGGCCATCGAGGGCGAGCTGTCCGACCGCTACGGTCCCATGCGCCAGATCGGCGGGCGGGCCTTCGCGGCCTACCGGGGCACGCATAGCGAGGTGGCCACGCTGGGCAACGGCCGCAACTCGCCGCACCTGACGGTGATGGGTACCAACCTGGCGCCCAGCCCCACCTGGTTGTGGGCGGCGACCAACGCCATCGTGGCGGCCAAGTCCCTGGGTATCGACCCGGCCCGGCCGCTGCAGCGGCTGACCATGCCCGGGCTGATTCCGCCGGCGGAGGATCTGCGCTGGAACGATGCCGAGCGCAATCTGCTGCTGTTCGATGGCATCGCCACTTACACCGTGGCGAGCGACGGCAGCGTGCAGATCGAGCGCCAGATCACCACGTACCAGGAGAACGCCAGCGGCGTGGCCGACGACAGTTATCTGGACATCAACACGCCGGAGACCCTGGAGCGCATCCGCTTCGAGCAGATCAGCCTGTTCGCGCAGAAGTACCCGCGCCACAAGCTGGCCGCTGACGTGGACCGGGAGTTCTACGACCCGAGCCAGCCGATTATGACGCCGAAGGTGGCCCGCACCGAACTGCTGAACCTTTACCGGCTGACGCTGATGGGCGCCTATGGCTGGACGCGGGACTACGCCGGCTATGCCGAGAGCCTGCGGGCCAATATCGACCCGAGCGACCCAAGCCGCCTGAACGTGATGGACTCGCCGATGCTGATCGGTCAGTACCGCGTGCATGCGCAACAGACCCAGTTCCGTCGCTGATAAGCTGCGGATAACCACCCGTTAACAGGAGGGTAAACACCCATGAGCGGACGAATCACCGGGGTGGCCACCATTCGCGTGGATGGCCAGGAATACCCAACGGAGCGCGGCGCGACCCTGAACCCAGGCGGCGTGAACCGCGCCACCAAGATGGCCGGCAAGCGCGTTTACTTCAACGAGGAGCCGGTGGCGCCGACGCTGCAGGCGACGGTGCTGCACACCGAGGAGCTGGACATCATCGAGATCGGCAAGATCCGCGATGCCACCGTGCTGTTCGAGTGCGACAACGGCCAGGACTACATGCTGACCGGGGCTTTTGTGACCGAGACAGCGGAACTCAACAGCGGCGAAGGCCAGATCCGGCTGAACATGGCCGCCCGCACTTGCGAGAGGGTTTAACGCATGAGCATCGAAGCGATCTATTCCGCCAGCGACGACATCGACCTGACCGACGAGGAGCTGGCGCGCATCGAGGACACCGGCGACAGCATCCAGGTGGCGCTTTCCGAGCCGCTGACCTTCACGGCCAGCAAGCTGGATGGCGAGCGCACCCTGGAGGTGCTGACCCTGCCCAAGAAGGTCAAGGGCAAGCACCTGAAGGCGCTGGACAAGGCCGAAGGTGAGATGGGCAAGTCCATGGCACTGGTGGCCAAGCTGGCCAATATCCCGCCGCATGCCTGCGACGAGATGGACGGGCGCGACATCGTGCTGTGCCTGGAAGCCATGAAGCCTTTTTTGCCACGACCCCCGCGGACTGGGCGGCGCTAGTCCGCACCGTGGCGGTGGCGTTTACGGGCTTCAACCCGGAGACGCTGTTGGAGATGGACATGGAGGACCTGGAGTGGTGGTACCACCAGGCGGAGCAACTGGCCGAGGAGATGAAACAGCATGGCTAACATGGTGACCAGTGTTGTCATGGAGCTGGTGGACCGGGTGACACGCCCGGTTCGCCGCATCCAGCGCACGCTCTCCGGCCTGTCGCAACGGGCCGGGCTGGACCGCCTGGCGTCTTCCGCCCGTCGCGTGGGGCAGTCCCTGGGCAATGTGGTGGAGCGCGCCCGGGGGCTGGGTCAGCGGCTGTTATGGATGGGGGGCATTACCGCCGGCGCGGCCTGGGGTACGGAACGCCTGGTGTCGGGTGTCACCGACCTGGGCAACGAGGTGCGCAACGCCGCCGAGCGAGTGAGCGTGGGCACCACCTGGCTGCAGGAATGGCAGTACGTCGGCAAGCAGTTCGGGGTGCAGAACGACGCCCTGGTGGACGGCCTGAAGGAGTTGGGCCTGCGTGCGGACGAGTTCGTGGTGACCGCCGGCGGCCCGGCTGCCGAGGCATTCGGGCGGTTGGGTATCAGCATCGACGACCTGCGCAAGACCGGCGGCGACACCGCCACCATGTTCGACCTGGTGCGTTCACGCCTGGGTGACCTGGAGAACGACGCCGCCCGGCAGCGGGTGATGGACGAGATCTTCGGCGGCCAGGGTGCGGAGCAGATGGTGGAGATGCTGCAGGCCAGCCGCGAGGAGATCGAGGCCATGATGCGCACCGCCCACGACAAGGGCGCCATCCTGACCGAGGAGGAGATCAACAACAGCCGCGCGTATACCCGCCAGATGGGCGACCTGCGCACCGTGCTGTTCGGCATTCAGACCGCCGTGGTAGGCGAGCTGCTGCCGGCCATCAACAACTGGATCGAGCGCATGGGTGCCCTGGGTCAGGCCAACCGCGAGGCCATCGCCACCGACATCGTGGACAGCATCCGCGACGTGTGGCGGGGCATGCGAATGGTAGGCGCGGCGGTGTCCTGGGCGGCTGACCTGGTGGGCGGTTACGGCAATCTTATTGTTTGGCTGGCTGCCCTGATGGGCGGCCGTTTGCTCCTGGCAATCGGCAGCACCGTTGTGTCGCTGTACCGCATGGGCGCAGCTATAGCCACCAGTGCGGTCACCGTTATCCCCATGCTGGTGCGTGGCCTACTTACAGCAGGCGGGGCGGCGCTGACCTTTGCGGGGCGTATCGGCGGTGCCTTGGTTGCCTCCCTGGCTTCTATGGCGCGGGGTTTAGTCGCCTTGGCGACCCGCGCAGTGCCCGCTGCTATTGCTGGGATTCGCGCCCTGTCGCTGGCCCTGCTGACAACCCCGATCGGCTGGATCATTAGCGGCGTGGCGGCCCTGGCCGGCGCGGTGTATCTGATCTACCGCAACTGGGACGGTATCGCCGAGTGGTTCGGCAACCTGTGGCAGGGGGTCAAGGGCTTCTTCAGCCGGGGCGCCGGCGAGATCGCGGCGGACCTGGTGGCCTGGACGCCGGCCGGGCTGATCTATCGGCATTGGGGCGGTATCACCGAATGGTTCAGCGGCATGTGGGGTGGCATCAAGGGCTATTTCAGCCAGGGCATCGGCCAGGTGGCCAAGGATCTGCTGGCGTTTAGTCCGGCGGCGCTGCTGATGAAGGGTATCGACGCGGTGTTCGAGTTGTTCGGCGCCCGCCCGCTGACCGAGATGGGCCAGGAGTGGATCGGCGGACTGTGGGATGGGGTCAGCGCCCAGTGGTCGAACCTGACCGGCTGGCTGTCTGAGCGCATCACCGGGCTGATCGAGTGGATGCCGGACTGGGTGAAGGATCGCCTGGGGATTGGTGGCATGGAGGCGCCAATGCCGACCGGCGCGCCGGTGGCAGAGAATCGCCGGGGCGCAATGCCTGGACCGCAGCGTGCCGATGTGGGTGGCGAGTTACGGATCGTGGTGGATTCTGAGGGGCGGCCCCGCGTGACGGAGGCGCGCCGCAACGGGGGCATGGATTTCGATGTGGAGTCGGGTGTGCTGGGGGTGGCGCCGTGAGCTTAGCCCTTGTCTTTGGCGGGCAGATCGCCGTCGGCAATGCGATCGGTGGCGGCCTGCTGGGTGATTCCCGTATAGGCCCCGCCCATGACTATCAGCCCCGCCGCCAGGTACACGCCCCAGTGGGCTTCCGGCACGAAATACGCCAGAGCACTGCCGGCAGCGACGCCGGATACGACGCCGATCAAGGACGCTTTTTCAGTGGTTTTCATGGTGTTCTCCCTTTTTATTCATGCGTGAACAGGAGCGTAGCACATGACCTGGCGTGACCGCATCGACCCCGAGCTGGCGGGCTCCTATCGCGGTGTGCGCTTCCACGTGGAGCGCTCCGACACTACGGGCGGCCGCCGCTGGCTGATCCATGAGTACCCGCGCCGCGACCGGCCCTACGCCGAGGACATGGGCCGCAAGGCCCGCGAGTGGCGCCTGTCGATGTTCGTGGCGGGCGACGATTACGACCGCCAGCGCGATGCCCTGATCGAAGCCCTGGACGCGCCGGGCGCGGCCACACTGGTGCACCCGTATCTGGGCAGCTTCAAGGCGGTGGCCAGCGACGTGCGCTGGAGCGAGAGCACCCGTGATGGCGGCGTGTGCAGCTTCCAGGTGACCTTTGCCGAGGGCGGCGAGGAGGCCTACCCGGCCACCACGGTGGACACCCGGCGCGAGGTGCGCCAGGCGGCGGACCTGTTCGAGGAGGAACTGAGCCAGGACTTTGCCGACAAGTGGAGCGTGGAGGGCCTGCTGGGATGGTCGCTGGTGGCGGTGGAGCGCGACCTGGCGGCGGTGGTGCGAGACATCGAGGACGTGGTGGGCGGCATTGCTGACCAGGTGGCCGAGCAGATCCGCGCGCCGATGAACATGGTGGGCATCGTGCTGGGCGGCTACAACCGCCTGCGTGGCGCGGTGCTGCGACCGATAAATGCCCTGGACCTGTACAGCGGCGGCACCATCCTGGGCAATAAGGACACCGAGGGCGGCGGCCGCGTGCTGCTGACCCCGGGCACCCCGACCCGTGCGGCCCGGCTGATGCTGGATACCGGCACCAGCAGCGACAGCGTGACCCCGCCGACGGCGGACACGCCCGAGCGTATCCAGCGGGCACAGAACACCGTCGCGGCCCGGCAACTGAACGGCCGGGCGGCGACCCTGGCGGCGGCGCGCCTGGTGGCGGACACGGACTGGATGAGCCGGCAGGACGCCGTGGCGGCCGGCGCCGACACCCTGGCGCTGATCGACGCCCAGATGACCACCGACGAGGCAATCACCGACAGCGTGTACGCGTCGCTGGTGGATTTGCGGGCAGCGGTTTCCGAGGACTTGCGCACCCGGGCAGTGGCGCTGCCGGGGCTGATCAGCCATACGCCGCAGACGACACTGCCGGCGCTGGTGGTGGCCCACCGGCTGTATGGCGACGCCACCCGGGCGGACGAGATCACGGTGCGCAACGACGCCCGCCACCCCGGTGCCCTGCGCGGCGGGATCGCGCTGGAGGTGCTGAGTGAGTAAGCGCGAGCCAGTAGTGCTGCAGATCGGCAGCCAGCGCCACCAGGGCTGGCAGGAAGTACGCATTCGCCTGTCCCTGGAACAGATCGCCGACAGCTTCGAGCTGACCCTGACCGAGCGCTGGGCCGACTCCGGCCTGGTGCGCCCGGTGACGCCGGGCGAAGCCTGCACGGTGCACGTGGGTGACGAGCTGGTGGTGACCGGCTACCTGGACGAGGTGCTGCCCGACTACGACGCGACCAGCCACACCATCGCGGCCAGCGGCCGGAGCAAGGCGTCGGACCTGATCGACTGCAGCGGCAAGGATCAGCGCTTCGACGGACAGACCCTGCTGCAGATCGCGACCACCCTGGCCGAGCCCTACGGCATCGAGGTGATCGACACGGTGGGTGCGGACAAGCCCTTCCGGGAGTTTGCCCTGGAGGATGGCCAGCCGATCGCCGAGGCCATCGAGCGGGCGGCGCAGATCCGTGGCGCTCGCATTGTCAGCGATGCCGAGGGCCGTCTGGTGATTGTGCACGCGGTGCAGCGGGAGATCCGCACGCCGCTGGAGCTGGGCGGGAATATCCGCAAGGGCTCCGGGGCGTTCAGCGACCGCGACCGCTTTTACACCTACATCGTGGAGGGGCAGACGCCCGGTACCGATTCCTGGAACGGCGAGGACGCCGCCGGCCCCCGGGGCGAAGCGACCGACCCGCGTGTGCGCAAGCCGCGCACCACCTTGATCGTGTGCGACACCCCGGCGGACCCCGCCGACTGCAAGACCCGGGCAGAGCTGGAGGCGCGCATGCGCTGGGCCAAAGGCCGAGGCGTGACCTACACCGTGGGCACCTGGCGGCATGAACAGGGCGTGTGGCGCCCGGGCGACCTGGCGCAGGTGCGGGACGCTTACCTGGGGCTGAATGAACAGATGTTGATCAGCGATGTGCAGCTGATCGAGAGCAACGAGGGGCGCACCGCCGAGCTGCGCGTGGCCCCGCCGGCGGCCTTTGAGCCAGTGCCGGTACCGGAGCCGCAGGCCGAGGGTGGCAGCGGCGACCAGGCAACCGGCTGGGTGGTGATGTAATGGCTGATCAACGACGTACCTGGCAGCGCCTCATGGGGCCGGTGTGGCGGCGCATCCGCCTGCTGGTTTCCCGTGGCGTGCTGAAGTTGGTGGACGACAGCCTGAAGCTGCAAGGCGTGCAGGTGTCGCTGCTGGGTGGCGAGCCCGCGTGGGCCGAGCGCTTCCAGGAGTACGGCTACACCAGCCACCCGCACCCGGGGGCCGAGGCGATTGTGGCGGCTGTGGGCGGTGCCCGGGCGCACCTGGTGGCGCTGGCGGTGGACGACCGCCGGTACCGGGTGAAGGAGCTGGCCCAGGGCGAGGTGGCCATTTACGACGACCTGGGCAACGTGATCGTGTTCAAGCGCGACAAGATCCAGGTGCAGGCGGTGCAACACCTGGAGGTGACCGCGCCAACCTGTCACATCACGGCGACCACGACCCACGACGGCAACGTGACCATCAACGGCAACCTGGTGGTGAACGGTACGGGCGCCTTCACCGACGCGCTGTCTTCGGCGACTTCCGTGGCCGATCCGAAGGGCACCATGCAGGGCATCCGCGACACCTACAACGGGCACAACCACCCGGGCGACTCCGGCGGCACGACCGGCGCGCCTAACCAGGGGATGGGCTGATGGATATTGCATTGAGATTCGACCCCGGCGCCAAGCGCTTCGACCTGGACATCCAGGGCGGCGACCTGGCGACCGACGAGGGACTGGAAACGGCGGTGATTCTGTCGCTGTTCACTGATCGGCGCGCCCTGGAAGAGGACCGGCTGCCGGATGGCACCGGCGACCGGCGGGGCTACTGGGCGGACGCCTACAACGACCGGCCGCATGGCTCCCGCCTGTGGTTGCTGCACCGGGAAAAGGAGCAGGACGAGGTGCTGCGCCGCGCCCAGGTGTATGCCGAGGAGGCGCTGGCCTGGCTGACCGAGGACGAGGTGGCCGAGGCCGTGGAGGTGGAGGCGTGGCACATGCGGCGCGACACCCTGGGCCTGCGGGTGGTGATTCGGCGCGGCGATCGCTCGCTGCTGGAACGGCAATACGACTATGTGTGGCGAAACGCTGCATAACGGAGGAATAAATGGCGTTTAGACGGCCTTCACTACCGGAGCTTTTGGGGCGAGTGGATCAGGATCTGCTGTCCCGGCTGCCGGGCGCCCAGGCGGCGCTGGCTACCCGACTGACCAAGGCCCTGGCGACCAGCCAGGCTGGGGTGACGCACGGGCTTTATGGCTACCTGCAGTGGCTGGAGCGTCAGCTGTTCCCGGAGACCTGCGACGACGAGCTGCTGCACCTGCACAGCGCGGGCGTGCCCCGCCGCCAGGCGGCCAAGGCCACCGGCGAGGTGGCGTTCGAGGGCAGCGACGGCGCGGTGATCGTCGAGGCTACGCGGCTGCAGCTGGATGGCCAGGAGTATGAGACCACCGAGGAGGCGGTGATCGGCGGCGCGACTGCCACGGCGACCATTGAGGCGCTGGAGGCGGGTCTGGCTGGTGATCAGGACGACGGCGCGGAGCTGCGCCTGGTGTCGCCGCTGTCCGGGGTGTCTACGGCGGCCGTGGTGGGTGCCGATGGCATCCGGGGCGGCGCTGACCTGGAGGCGCACAGCAGCTGGCGTGATCGCATTTTGCTGCGCCGGGCGCGGGTGCCGCGCGGCGGGGCCGAGGGTGACTGGGAAGGTTGGGCGCTGGAGGTGCCGGGCGTGACCCGTGCCTGGGAGGACCCGAGGGGTATGGGGCCGGGTTCGGTGGTGATCCGCGTCATGGCGGACGATGCCAGCGACGGCCCGCTGCCCTCGCAGCAGCTGCTGGACGCGGTGCTGGACTACATCAAGGGCCGCCGGAACGTGCAGGCCCAGGTGTACGTGGTGGCGCCGGATACCCAGGCGTTCGCGCCGGAGCTGATCGTGACGCCGGACACCGAGGAGGTGCGCAGCGCCGCCGCCCAGGCTCTGGCCGACCTGGTGGAGCGCGAGGGCGAGCCGGGCGGCACCCTGCTGATTTCCCGCATCCGCGCGGCGATCAGCCTGGCGCCTGGCGTGGAGGACTACGACCTGCAGTCGCCCACCGCTGACGTGACCCACGCCACGGGCGTGCTGCCGATCTGGGGAGGGGTGACATGGGTGCAGAGCTGACGGGCGCCGACTATCGCGGGCTGCTGTTCAGCCTGCTGCCGCCGGGCATGGTCTGGCCGACCGAGCCGGAGAGCAACCTGCAGCGGCTGCTGGACGGTTCCGCCCAGGAGTTCGCGCGGGTGGATGGCCGGGCCTTGGAGCTGCTGGCCGAGGCGGACCCGCGCCAGGCCGACGCGCTGTTTCCCGAGTGGGAGCGCAGCTACAGCCTGCCCAGCGAGTGCGCGCCCACCGAGCAGAGCTTGACCGATCGCCGTGTGGCGCTGATCGGGCGAATTGTCGGCCGAGGCGGCATGCGCCAGCAGGATTACACCGACCTGGCCGAGGGGCTGGGCTACGAGGGCGCGCAGATCATCGAGCACCGCGAGGCGACCATGGAGTTGGCCGCCGGTGCCGGTACGCGGGGCGCGGAGATCGGCGACCCGATGAACGGTGAGGACTGGCTGTGGGCGTGGGACGTGCTGGTGCCGAATGGCGTGGTGCGTGTGGCTGAGGTTGGCGCGTCGGAGATTGGCGACCCGCTGCGGAGTTGGGGCGATCAGCTGGTGGAGTGCGCGCTGCACGAAGCCGCGCCGTCCTGGTTGATTTTGAACGTGGGCTATCAGGAGGCTTAACGATGGAGAAGGTAAGCGCCTTCACCGAGCGGACCACATCCGAAGGTGAGTGGAGAAACGGAGACCCGGCCAGCAACGTCCGAGCGACGCCCATGCTGGCCGATTATTTCAACATGCTGCAGCGCGAGCTGCTGAACGTCCTGGCCGATGCCGGCATCAACGCCGACATCCAGGACGAGACCCAGCTGGCAGCAGCTATCAACGCGATCGCCGATCGCCGCGCGGTCAGCCGCGTGGACGGTGTGGCGGTCATTACCGTGGAGGAAGCATAAATGCAGGGAGTACCCCGCTATGGCCTGCGCACGCGGGCCGACTATGACCTGCTGCAGGGCCTGGCCACCCAGGGCGAGATCCGCCCCCAGGGCGTGGCCACGCTCAAGCGGCACCTGGAGGGCCTGCTGGCTGGCCGGTTCACCTACGTCTACGACCGGGATCTGGCCGACGGCGAGAGCCCGGACGGCGATATGCCCGACTACCGCGTGCTGAACGTGGAGGACGAGGAGGCCGGCACCACCCGGCGCGTGCAGATGCAGCGCATCGAGAGCCCGCAGGCGGAGATCTTCCGGCTGGGCTTCACGGTGGCAGAGGTCGAACAAGCAATCACTGATCTGGAGGCTGTCTGATGGTCCAGCGGACTTATGCAATCCCCGCCCAGGGGGCGGGACACTTCGAGCTGATGGGGGCGATCGAGGCGTCCGGCGCCATGCGCCTGGACGTGCCCGAAGGCATCCTGAACATCGGTGGTAACGGCAAGGGCTACGTGCTGGAGCCGCTGACCGACTGGGACCCCACGGCCGTGGCCAACCAGGACGGGTCGCTGGATGCGCTGGCCCTGGGTGACGACGTGTACCTGTACGCGGTGCAGAGCGACGACGGCCGCGCCGGCCTGATCGCCAGCACCAACATCACCGTGCCCGGCGGCTACACCAGCGCCAACAGCCGCAAGATCGGCGGCTTCCACTACGGCCGCGTGCGCACCGTGGCCGAGCGCTACGACACCGGCATCACCCCGGCCACGCAGATCGTGCCCAACAGCGTGTGGGACCTGAAGCACCGCCCGACCTGTGACCCCACCGGCATGGTGGAGGTGGTCCCCGGCAAGCTGTGGGTGGACATCTACCTGGCCAGCGAGGGCAGCGGCACCTGGCCGGAGAACATCCCGGTGAGCCGCTACGGCGTGCCGCCGATCAAGGACGACATCTACGCCCGCTCCGACTTCCATCTGCTGGCCCGCAATGCTGGCAAGCGCATTCCCGGCGCCGAGGAGTTCCTGACTTACGCCGAGGGTGCGCCCCAGGGCAACGACGCCAACAACGATACTGCATGGAGCGCGACCACCAACACCGGCCCGACCAACACCGGAGCGGTGGCCAAGGCGGTCTCCATGTTCAACGTGGTGGACGCGGCCGGGAACCTGTGGGAATGGCTGGATGACCACTACGACCTGGGCATAGAAAACCGCGCTCTCTGGAGCACTGCCATTGTTGACGTCGGTAAGGATGCCGCCTTCGCTCGCGGGCAGGCGTATACGTACGTCTATGGCGCCAGCGATGCGTCCTCTTGGCGCTCCGTCATCGGCGGCGGGCGGTTCGGCCGCGGCGTGTACTGCGGTTCGCGGTGCCTGATCTCCGACGCGGGTCCGTGGCGCGCGGTTGGCAGTGTCGGGCTGCGCTGCGTCTGTGACGCCCTGTGACCATGACTCCTGAAAAGGCCCCGCGACAGCGGGGTCTGGTTATCGTCAACAAGGCCGAGCGGCTGATCATCGACCTGGGGGCGCACATCGACAAGATCCCGAAACACCAGCGCTACCGCTACGCCATACGGCTAGAGGACGAGCTGTGGGAGTTGGTGCGGCGCCTGATCGAGGCAGCCATGAGCAACCAGAAAAGCAAGGTTTACCGTGCAGATGAACCAGCTGGCAGCAGCTATCAACGCGATCGCCGATCGCCGCGCGGTCAGCCGCGTGGACGGTGTGGCGGTCATTACCGTGGAGGAAGCATAAATGCAGGGAGTACCCCGCTATGGCCTGCGCACGCGG